GCTGTGATCCAGGTTGCCGGCATCATTGGTTTACAGCTCACCGCTGCGATGATGGAGGACATACAGCTGATGGAGCTTCATGCCCGTGAGCTGATCAACCGCAAGGCTGGAGGCAACTGATGGCGGTCATGGAAGCGCTGCTCAAGATCAGAGCGGATGTGACCGGCACTGGGGCGGTAGACAAGCTCGGCAATTCGCTTACTGGCGTCAACACCAAGGCGGGGAAGCTATCGCAAGGTTTGGGCAGCATGGCTGGTGCTGCGCGTGCTGCCACTGCGGCACTTGTGGCAATGGGTGCCGGTGCTGCACTGAAAGGTGCAGTAGATACCTTCAGCAGCTTTCAGACTGAAACGAAACTGCTTGAGAATGGCCTGAAGAATCTTGGGGCATCAAGTGGCGAGCTTGAAAGGCTGCAGAAGATCGCCAGTGATTTAGGTGAAGAGACCCTTTTCAATGAAGAAGATTTCCGCAAGGGTTTCGGCCTGCTGACCAGCTTTCAGGAGATTGGCGTCGGCAGCTATGAGGCTGTGGCCAGGGCTGCTGCAGATGTGGCGCAAACAAGTGGCACTGATGTATCCAGTGCATTCATGCAGCTGGCCAAAGCGCTGAATGATCCGGCCAAAGGTCTTACAGCACTTGGTCGGTCTGGCATCCAGTTCACAGAAGACCAGAAGGCGCTGATCGAGTCGCTGGTTGAAACCGGCAATCAGGCTGAGGCTCAGAGGTTGATCTTGGCTGAGCTTGAGAAGCAATATGGCGGCAACGCTGCTGCTGCAGCAACCGGCTTGGCTGGCGCGCTGGACACGCTCGGAGAGAAGTGGTACGACCTGCAGGTTGTACTTGGTGACAACGTTGCGACCGTGATCGAGCCCTTGGTGAAGGGCCTCACGGGATTGGTGGACATGATCGCAAAGTTGCCTGAGCCAGTGCAAACGGCGATTGTTGTGCTCGGTGGTTTGGTGATTGCTTTGGGCGCCCTAGGCGGCATCGTCGCAGTGGCTGGCCCGATCATCTCTGGCATCGGCACGATCATCGGATTGTTCACCGGCTCCGGTGGATTGATCGCAGCGATCAGCTCGATCATCGCTGCGCTCTCTGGTGGCGGGGGCTTACTTGCCACTCTTGCTGCAGTGTTCACCGGCCCTGTGGGCTGGATTGCGCTGGCTGTAGCCGCCGGCGTGGCCATCTACAACTTCCGTGATCAGATCGCTGATGCCTTCAGGGTGATCAGTGAAGTGGTGCAAGCTGCGGCCAAGTTTTTCTACGACATCTACGTCAAGCCGGTGATCGACGCTGGCGACTTAGTAGTGCGTGGCCTGAAGTCAGCGTTCAGCTCTCTGGCCAATGTGCTGACCAGCCCGTTTAAGAGCGCTGTGGACAGCATTAAAGGCCTATTCCGCAGCCTGCTGCAGTTTGTGGCCAATGGCATCAATAAAGCCACCAGCAGCATCAGGACGCTGATCTCGAACTACAACCGCATCCCGACGCTGCCGGATGTGCCCAACATCCCAACGGTCTCGGTGCCGGCGTTTGCTGCTGGTGGTGTCGTCTCGCAGCCAACGCTGGCCATGGTCGGTGAGGCCGGCCGTGAATACATCATCCCCGAGGGCAAGATGGCCGCAGCAGCAGCCAACTACCTCTCAGGTGCTCGCGGTGATGCTGTGATCCCTGCCTTCGCTAACGGCGGAACAGCAGGCGCTGCTGCTGGTGGTGGTGCAGCCAACACCACCGTGCAGATCACCACCGGCCCGGTGCTGCAGCAGGATGGCCAGCGCTACGTCACCATCGGCGACTTGGAGCGAGCCCTGCAGGATTACGGCGCTCAGATCTTCCGCAATAGCCGCTCCTATGGCGGCCGGCGCTATCAGGGGGCCTACTGATGAGCAACCGCGCTCAGTGCCAATACCTGCGTATTTTTGACGCCAGCACCACCTATGTCAGATGGCAGACCTATTACGTCAACCAGACCATCACGCTGGATGCAGCCAGCTGGTCCTACATGCCGTTCAGCGCCAGCGGCATCACTGAATCCGGCGCCAGTGGTGGCAAGTCTGTAAGCCTGACGGTGCCGGCCACCAACAGCGTGGTGGAAGCCTTCAATCTGGCGCTCAGCTATGGCCGCTTCTGTGAGCTCAAGATCTATGAGTTCGATAGCCGGCTCGACAACACAGCTCCGCAGGCTGGCCAGACGCTGATCGCGTCCTACACCGCTGAGGTGATTGACGTATCCGGCACCTTCACGAGACTCGATGTGGAGCTCGGAAGTAGCTTGTCACCAGTCGGCGCTCAGGTGCCGCCAAGGAAGTTCACCACCTATCAGATCGGATCGCCGCTTCGGATATGAGCCTGAACATTTCCGATCCGCTGTCCCTGCTGGCCTATCAGAGCGGCCTGGCTGATCCGCCGCTTGTGGAGGCCGCCGCGCAGGCTGCTGATGACCTAACAGCGCAGCAACGGGCCTACAAGATCGGCGATCCGGTGCCGATCGTCTTCTGCCGCCGTGTGTCAGGCAATGGTGGCGTGATGGTGGCCCCTGGCGCCACAGAAGCCCGTTATCAGAACGATGGCACCACCAACGCACTAACGGTGAGCACGATGGTGGTGCTCAGCGAAGGTGAGCTGCCACAGATCGACCTGGCCGATTGCTTTGTGGGCCCATGCCGCCAAGGCACTTGGAACCAGACCTATGACCGCCGGGCAGGCACCTGGACACCCGGCAATTTCGTCACCACCGTGGCTGATAAGGATCCATGGTCCTGCCCGTATTACTGCGGCACGTCCGGGCGCTACGAAGATATGACCACGATGAGCTGCGTCAACACGTTTGTGGACGGCAGCGAACGATGGGAGCATCAGCTCCACGTCTTTGTGCGCGAAGGCATTCAGATCACGCGCATTCTCGACAGCACGCTGGGGCCCAGCAACAACGTGATCGATCTGGCGCTCTACCTGATGGACAAGTCGGGCCGGATCCCGAGCACGCTGATCGACAGCACACAGATGCTGGCCGCGGCCAACTTCACCGAGACAAACGGACTGCACTTCAATGGCGTGTTTCAGGAGAGCCTCAACCTTGATGAATGGCTTGAGCAGATCAGCAATGACTATCTGCTGCGCCTGGTGGAGCTGAACGGCAAGTTCGGCTTTAGGCCGCGGCTGCCGGTGAACGTTGATCACACGATCAAGACCACGGCGATCAGCTGGGACTACACCTTCACCGAAGATCACCTGTTGCCGGATGGCTTCGAGATCCAGTACATCCCACTGGCGGATCGGATCCCAATCACGCTGCAGATGATGTGGCGGCAACAGCCAGAATCAGACATCGGATTCCCGCGCACCACTGAGATCAGCTACAGCGGCGAAGCTGCTGATGGCCCGTTCGAGCAGTATGACCTAAGCGGCTACTGCACCAGCGAAACGCACGCGGTAAAGGTTGGCGCTTACAGGTTGGCGCGGCGCAAGTTCATCACGCACACACTGCGGCTGAAGGTGCGGCCGGCGAACTACAACAGCTTGCTCACGCAGGGCGACATCGTGCGCGTGCGGCTGCGGCGAGAGACAGCGCTGGCGGCGCTGGATTATCACGACTTCCTCTATGAGATCGAGCGCATCGAGAAGACCGCTAGTGGTGCCTGCGTCTTTGATCTGACGCACTTCCCGATTGATGCGCAAGGCCGCAGCCTGGTGGCGCTTGAGGTGGCCGCTGCAACGGCGCCTGGTGTTGTGATCGCATCAGGCCGCAGTGATTACAGCTGCGATGACAACTCATCGACGCCTGGCACATCGGTGGGCAGCGGTGGCATCGACTTTCCGGCTTTTGATGACACGCCAGGGCTGGACGATACGACAGTGGACTTTGATGTGCCGACTGATGATGAATGGGCGACTGGTGGCTATCCGCCGATTGGCCCAGATGTTAGCCAGCCTGCTGGTGAGCCCAGCGGTGGGCAGACACCAGTAGGAGGATGGGACAATCCAGCTGATCCGCTTGATCAATCTTTAGATCAGAGCGGTATTGGATACGTCACTGGGGCAACCGGGACTGGCGGCGCCCCTCGCGTTGGTGACACGCTTTCCGTGTCAGACAGTGACTTCACCTGTGCAGGCCAAGTGTGCTGGAGCAAGATCGACAAAAACACTGGCGAAGAATTTGATATCTCCTGCCAAGATGAACCGATTGCTGGATCTTGGGATCTGTCAATTACTACAGACGAGATCGACCACTTCATCGTTGCTACTGGGCGGTGCAAGGATCCTTCAACTGCAAGCGGATTCGGACCGCCGCAGGCATTGGGTCAGACTGAAGCGGTGCTCCCTGCCACATGTACATCAAACGTCTCAGTAGCCTGGACTAAAGCAGCAATTACAAGCGCTGGGTGCTCAGGTACTTGCACACCAACTGGCGCCACTACATCGGGCACAGTTAGCACTAGCTTGCCAACTGTTTATAAGTCTTACGAACAAGCAAGATATAGCGCAGTTGCTCCTAGCTGCGGCGGCCCAGCACTCGACACTTATGGCGGATACCTCGGCGTGCAATGGGTCAAGATTGGCAACACTTACTACAACGCGGCTACGCGAACCGCAATCGCCGTCACAGACTATATCTTTGCTGTGTTCGTGATTAGCAAAGATCAAACAGTGCCAGGCTCTCTTTTCAATTTCAAGGCTGGCGATAAGATCGCCCTCGCAATCACAAGCGGCACTACTGGATCTGTTGGCTGCTCCTACCCTCAGAGCAATATCACCAGCGTCACCTACAACAACACCGTGAGCTGCACTTAAACCATGGCTACTTTCCCATCGCTACAGCCTGCCTCTCGCACCTACACACCTGGCACCAATGCCAGCAGCGAATTTGCAGTGCTCGATGGATATGAGGCCAGTGTGCGCCATAGCAACGCCAGCGTGGCGCATCTGCTGCGAATGACTTTTGCCGCGCTTACAGCAGCAGAAAAGTTCAGCGTCATCGGTCACTACGCACTGCACGGCACCTTTGAGCCATTCGATCTGCCCAGCAGCTTGCTCACCGCCACCAACGTCACATTCCCATCTGGCTACCTCTGGCGCTATGTGGCGCCACCACAGATCGATGAGGATTGCGGCGTGATCAGCGCCACAGTGGAATTGCAGCTCCTCCCGCCATACCTGGTATGACAGCATTCCCCGACCTTGAGCCAAACTCCGTCAGCTATGACCTGGGCGGCTTGAACGTCTCAGCAGAGGAGACGCAGAACGGTGCTCCGGTCTTGTTTAGGCATAGCCTCCGCCAGAGCAACTTTCGGATCACACTCACCTACACGAATCTGACGCAGACCGAGGTAGCACTGATCCGCCAGCACTACACCGACTCGGCTGGCAGTCACCGCACGTTCACCGTTGCGCCTGCGCTGTGGAATGGCGCGGACGTGATGCCTGCTGATGGCCTCTACCGCTATGGCAGCAAACCAGAGGAGGTGCAGTCTGGTGTGTTCACCGATGTCACCGTCGAGCTAGTGGCATTGATTGGCAACTTCCTGCTCTATGCCCTCACAGGTGAGCTTGCAGCACTAGGTGCTGAGGAAGCATTCACCTCTTACGCCATGACCGGCACTGCGCCTTTCATCCTTGAAGCTGACGATGCTGATCCAGCAGTCGCAGCGACTCTTATCCTTCAGGCAGGTGGTGCCGAATCATGACCGCAACTACAATCCGCGTCCAGATGGCGCAGCGGAAAGACACCGCTGCTGGCTGGACGGCAGCAAACCCGATTCTGCTTTTAGGTGAGATCGGCTACGAGACCGATGCCAAGAAGTTCAAGATCGGAGATGGCACCACCAACTGGAACAGCTTGGCCTATCTGCCCATCCCTGATGGCAGCGGCAATCTGACCATCACAGGGAACCTTGAGATTGGCAGTACTGGCACCCTGACGTTTGAAGGCAGCACAGCAGACGGCTTCGAGACCACCCTGGCCGTTACAGATCCAACAGCAGACCGCACGATCACGCTGCCAGATGTAACTGGCACGGTTGTCACGACTGGAGACACAGGATCAGTGACCAGCACGATGCTGGCTAATGGCACGATCGTTGATGGTGACATCAACGCCGCGGCTGAGATTGCGGTTAGCAAGCTGGCTAATGGCACAGCCAACCAGGTGCTGGTGACAGATGGCACTGACGTCAGCTGGTCAGACAATCTCACGCTGGCTGGTGATCTGACCGTTAATGGCACTACGACCACGATCAACACTCAAGATCTGCTGGTTGAAGACAAGAACATCATCATCGGCAACGTCGACACCCCGACTGATGTGACGGCTGACGGTGGTGGCATCACACTTAAAGGCAGCACCGATAAGACCATCAACTGGGTTGATGCCACAGACGCCTGGACTTTAAGCGAAAACGTCAATATCGCCAGCGGCAAAGAATATCGAATCGATGGCACCAAGGTATTGGATGCCACCAGCTTGGGTAGCGCTGTGGTCAGCAGCAGCCTGACCAGTGTTGGCACCATTGGAACGGGCACATGGCAGGGCACTGCGATTGACGCTGCCTATCTGGATAGCACGATCGTCACCACAGGAGACACGGGCACTGTCACCAGCACGATGATCGCTGATGGGACCATCGTTGATGGTGATGTGAACGCCAGTGCCGCAATCGCCGGCACCAAGATCAGCCCTGACTTTGGGAGCCAGAACGTCACTACCACCGGCACTGCAACAGCTGCAGCGTTGATCCCGAGTGGCAGCAGCGTGCCCACAAACGGGGTTTATCTACCTTCCAGCAACAACGTAGCCATCTCGTCTAACGGGGTTGGGAGACTCTTCATTGATGCGAGTGGGAATGTTGGGGTTAATCTAAGTACCCCTGTTTCTTATTTAGATTATCGCACCCTGTCTATTCAAGGTGCAACAACAAGTGCTGGTGGGGTCTTTCAAACACAAACATCTGACGCGTCTTCTCAAGCGTTGTTTTATACACTAAATGGAGAAGCAAGGTTAGCGGTAACCACTGCAACACCACTTGCTTTTATTACAAACAACACCGAGAAGGCACGCATCACATCGGACGGGAAACTAGGTCTGGGGACTAGCAGCCCTGCGGCTGTATTAAATGTCTCAGATCCTGGTCACGGAATTGGAATTCAGTACAGCGCAACACTTTCTCCTCTTGCTGGTATTTACACAAGCAATAGCACCACTTGGGGAAAAACGGGATATGGATCGCTTCATGTAAAAGCACGAACAGATTACGGAAACTTCTATAGCATAGATTTTCTTACTGCAGCGGCCGATAATACGCCTCTTTCTAGGATGCGGATTGATCCCTCAGGCCGCGTAGGGATTGGCGTTACTGCTCCTGTTCAAAAACTACACATTGATGGCAGTGCGCTTATAAACAATAATAACTATTATTATGGATATGATTCGATTGGCAATCAGACGACATTAGTTGG